ATCAATTATTGTCGCGTACTGGTTATAAAAATAACCTGAAGTATCGCAGTACCCACCGACTGCGTACGTGTAAGCAAGATTGGCATCGGGAAAAACATACGCCAGTCTGTTGTTTGTGGGGTCGTACAGAAACGACCCCACCTGCCTGTTTGGCAACCAGTAATTGTTGCCGGCAGATATACTATTTCCTGGCTGAATAACGTTAACCGCGCCAGTAGAGCTAATCCTGACAGAGTGATAGAAAAACTCACCGCTAGTACTATTTGTAAAATACATGTGCGCGTCTGCTGTAGACGCGTAAACACTAGTAGATAACCTGTTTGGAGAAACATTCCCATACGAATAGACCACTGTCGGTGTACCCCAAGTGATAGTTGATCCACTAGGGGTGCCGACCACAACCATTGGATAACCAATGGAGTTACCATAAAAAAGAACCACAAACCCCTTTGGGTCATATGTTGCCGATTGCTGAATTACTGTTCCGGCCGGAGCATATGAACTGGAGTTATTGCCAAGATTGGACAAACTGCTCGTGTAAGTAGCGGCGGCACTGCTCACTGTCCCGTCTGAATTGATGACGACAGGATTGCCCGCACTGATCGCACCAGACGCAGTCGCTGTAATCGCGCCCGCAGACGCCGGAGCCGCAGCACTCGTCCAGGTCGTGCCGTTGCTAGTCAGCACGTTGCCCGCAGTGCCAGGCGACGTTAGGCCAGTGCCACCCTGAGCAGCAGTAATCGCGCTCCCCAGATTCGTTAGGTTGCGACTGTCGTCGATGACGGTTGTGCCGCCGATTTTGATTGCCATCTTCGTATCTCCTTACTCGGCAAGTGAATCAATCTTTGACCTGAGCTTGTCGATGACCGTCTGCTGCTCCTTAATGGCCTGGATCAAGAGGCCAACCAAGTTGCCGTAGCTGACGGTTTTGTTCCCCTCGTCGCCTTGAACGGCCGACGGGATAACTTCCTCGACTTCCTGCGCGATTACGCCGATGCAATGTTTGCCATCAGCGATCCAGTCGAATTCAACACCGCGCAGACGCTTAACCTTTTCCACCGCCGACTCAATCGTGGTGATGTTGGTTTTCTTGTTGCGGTCTGAGGTGCTGTTGAAGTCGGTCGCGGCGGCTGTTCCAGAAACCTCAAGGCGATATGTGCCGCTTGGGGCCAATCCGATGCCAACATTTCCAGCGGCACTAATCCGCATCCGCTCAGACGGGCCAGACCCGCCGTCAGGGGTCGTGCCAAATATCAGGTCGGCAGGCATGTCGTTGGCGCCAGGCGCCGCACTGACCACTGCGTTGATGAACGCGCCCTGCAGGTACTGCGTGCCGTCGAATCCCCGGAACACCAGGTTGCCCAGCACGTCGCCGTTCTGCACCACCGCGCCGTTGCGGTTCTTCTCCAGCACCACGTAGGACGCATTCCCGTCCGCGGTTGTGTTCCGCTGCACCAACTGCGGATAGAAACCGCTGTTGGACACCAGCGCGATGCCGGCCGACGTCACGTTGTCGGGCGTTGTCGTGCCGATACCCAGCACGCCGGTGGACGACACCACAAACGGCGTAGCGTCAGACGCCACGTCCTCAATGTAGAGCGCGTTGCCAGAGCCGTTCTGCGTGATCTTCAGCGCGTCGTTTGACGTGTTGGCCGTGATCGTCTGATTGGCCGTGAACACGTTGGCCGAGGCCAGCGCAGCAAATCCTGCAGTCGGCACATAGGCCGCCACCCAGGCGCTGCCGTTGTAGACGCGCACCTCGTTGGCCACCGTGTTGAAGTACAGGTCGCCCGCGGTCACCGGGTTGCCGTTGCCGTCGACCGTCGGGTCAGACGCCAGCGGGCCCAGGTACTGAGCGCGGAAGTTGAACAGCGCCGTTGATGCAGTGCTGGCCGAGCTGGATGCGCTCGACGCGCTCGACGACGCACTCGACGCGCTCGAGCTGGCCGACGAAGCACTAGACGCAGCAGCTGCGGCAGACGCTGCAGCCGACGTCGTCGAGCCAAATATCGTGTCGATGTAGTTCTTGGTCGCGCCGTCCTGGGCGTTGACCGGGTCAGCCATGCCGGTGATGCGGTTGCTGCCCATGGCCAGCGCGCCCGACATCGTGCCGCCGGTCAGCGAGAGCTTGCCAGCCAGCAGGCTGTCGGTGGCCGTCGTGGTGTAGGCGTCGGTGATGCCGTAACCGGCCAGCGTCGTCGGGTTGGTGCCCGTTGTGACGCGGCCCCACTGGTCGACCGTGACCGAGCGGTAGGTGCCGGCACTCACGCCCGTGGTGGCCAGGTCGATCTCGTCAGCACCCACGACGATGCGCGAGCTCGAGGCCGTGTTCACGTTCAGCGTGTTGCCGGTCTTGGTCATGCCGGTGCCGGCCTGAATCTGGCCCGCGCCGGAGAACTGCTCAAAGGTGACAGCAGTCACGCCTAGCGTGCCACCAGGCGCCACCGCACACACCCAGCCGCTGTTGTCGTTCGTCGACCCGTCCTCAACAAACGTAAACGCGCCGACCAGCTCGTCCCAGGTGTTGGCGTCAGCCGCACGCGACCAGGCGCCGGCAGCCGCCACGTAGATGCCGTTCTCGGCGGCGCTGGACTGGTTCTTCACCAGCACGCGGTCGCCGGCGATCACGGCCACGCCGTCGATCGTCTGCGCGCCCGACAGCGTGATGTTGGCCGTGGTGGCCGCGCGGCAGGATGCCTTGATGTCCAGGCCCTGCGCCACGCCGTCGACGTAGGCCTTGGTGGCCGCGTCCTGGTCCGCAGTTGGCGTACCCAGGCCGGTGATCTTGTTGGACCCCATGGCGATCGCGCCAGACATCGTGCCGCCCGACAGCGCCAGGCGAGTGGCCACCTGCATGTCCACGTAGCCCTTGTTGGCCGCGTCGCTGGCGTTGGTCGGGGTGCTCAGGCCGGTGATGGTGGCCGAGCTGCCCACCGCCATGTCCAGCGCGCCGTTGATCACGACGTCGTTGAACGTCGAGGTGCCGCTGGCCGCCGTGACGTTGCCAGTAACTCCACCCGTTGCGGTAAGAGCACCAGTCACGGCAAGGGTAGACGCAAAGGTGGCCGCGCCGGTGACGCCGAACGTGCCGGCCACCAGGGCGTTGCCCAACGCATTCAGGGTGCGCGTCGCAGGAACGGTCACCGACGTCGTGTTCATCTGCAGCGTGTTCACGCCCAGGATGGAAAACGCGACCGAGCCGGCGCCCACACGGTAGTAGCCGGTGTTCGTTTCGTTCAGGAACGACAGGCCCGGGCCGGTGACGTTGCCGTCAGCAATTCGGAACGGTGCCAACATGCCGCCAGCGCCCGTGCGGCTCAACGAGTTTGTCAGCTCGTTGGAGATGTCCTCTAGCGTCGAGTTGGCCCAGGCCGCGTCGATTGTGGTGCCAGGCACCACAGGGTTGCCTGCGGGCAGGGTGTAGACGCCGGATAGGTTGCGGGGCATGGTTCGCTCCTCTTACTGAGTGTCTGCTTGAATTGCCGCCTGAGCCATGAAAGGCTGCAGCAATTCTGCGATGGTGCGGGGATCTCTTGCTGCCATGATTTTCGCAGCAGTCTGCGGGTCGCTCAGGGCCCGCGCCAGCAGTTGCTCGGTCTTGCTCTGCGTCCAGCGGAACGGCGTACCCATCAGGCCAGCCGCCACCCGGCCGGCCATCGAATCAAGCGCCGACTCCGGCATCCCGAGCGGCCCCATAACCTGGCGCAGGATGTTTTGCGCGCCCAGGTATTGCGCGGTGGGCGAGCCCGGCACCCGGCCGATCTCTTGCGCCGCGGTGTAGCGCGCCATATCCTGACCGATGTTCTCCACCGTCTGACGCTGCGCCTGGTCGAGCGTGTTCTCCAGCGTGGCGCTGCGCAGGCCGGTGGCACTGCTGGCCATACCGGGGTCGCGCAGAGCCCGCGCATACGACTCGGCGTTGACGCGGGGGATGTTGGGGTCGAACTCGGTAATGGCCGGGAACGCACGATCGCGCAGCCGCTGGCCGACCGCCATCTGGTTTACGGGGCGCGACATTTCTTGGAACGTGCGGCGAGCCTCGCCATACGCGGGCGCGGCCACATCCAGGAACGAGCGCAGCTCGTCTTGCGTGTCCTTCAGGGCGCCCGCCATCTTATCTTTGCCAGACCGCATGGCCTCGCCGATCTTGTCGCTCAGCACATCATCCACTGCCATCAGGCCTGCGGCGCTGCCCTTGGGGTCGGCGATGCTGGTGCCCTTCTCTTGCGCCAACTGGCGAGCTTCACGCATGGCCGACTTGATCGAGGGCTTCTGCAGCAGCGCATTTACTTGAGCCTGCAGGGCGTCGTCCATCTGCAGGCCGCCGGCGCGCGCCTGGCCGTACAGTTGATCGCCGGCTGCCTTGCGCGACGCCTCAAAGAACTCCCGACGCCCATCAGTGCCGGCCAGGTCGTCCAGCGCAGCGCGATAGGCGCCCACCTGGCGTGCGCGGGACTCTGCCAAGGCGCTGGCCACGTCGGGCGAGCTAGCGGCAGCACCTCGCTGCAGTTGGGCGATGCCGGGGTCCATCGTGGCCTCGGCAAGCGTGGGCGTTGATCCTGGCACAAGAACCTTGGGGCTCTGTGCGGCCGCGCGCACGGCGTCAGGATTGGTCGCAAAACGGTCTAGGGTGCGCTTGAGAATGCGCTCGCGGCCCGCCTCGTAGAGCGGCTCCACGACGGCCTTGGCGCCGCCGTATCCAGCCGCTAGCAGTCGGCCGCCAGCCTCACCGCCGACGCCCGCCAACGCGCCCATGGTGGCGCCACCTGACATATCGTCTGGCGTCACGGCGGCCCCGATAAGAGCGCCTGATCCTGCGGCGCCAACGTAGGGGGCGGCCGCGCTGGCGGTGCGGGCCGCTGCTTGGGGCAGCATCCGGCCGCCTGCTTGCACCGCGCGGCTGATGCCCTGCTGCGCACGGTAACCCGGCACCGCAGTCAGCGCGATGTCGCCGGCCACCTTGCCTACAGTGCCGGCAGTCGTGTTCATCAGGGGCTTGTCGAGCTCCTCGTCACGCTTGGCGGCGGCCTGGTCATAGTCGCCGATGCCGACCATGTTGCCGATGCGCTTGGCCGTGCGGCCAAGATCGACAAATGACTTGCCAACTCCTGCCAAGACTTTTTCGGTCGTGCTCATGCCAGCAGTCGGGTCCATGCGCTGCGTGTCGAAGTCGATGCGGTCGTAGAACTTGGCTGGCGGGATGTCGGAATAGAACTTCTTGCGCAGCCCCATCAGAAGCTGCTCGTCGCTCATTTCCCCATACATCGGGAACTGGGCGCGAATCTGAGAGAGCTTGATCTTTTCCATCACTATCTCCGCAACCCCAGCGGGTCATCAGGTGAAGCCGCCGAAGCGCCGGGGGCGCCTGCCTGCATGTTCTGCGGCAGTGACTTACCAGCTCGGATTTTGGCCGTCTGAATGATGTCGGCCATACGCGCACGCTTCTCGGCGATCGTCGGCGGGCTGTCGCCGTACTGCGGGAAGTACGACTTGGAAAGCCCCTGCAATTGCTCGCGGGTGTACGCGGCGCCCGTGGCCAAGGTCAACGCAGCGTCAAGGGCATCAAGCTGCGCGGCCTCGACACGCTGCCGGTCCGACGCGGTCAAGACGTTGGCCGCCGTGTCGCCGACCAAGGGAACCTTGGACGCCAACGCCGGCACCAAGCCCGGCTTTTCAGCCGCCGGGTTGTCGCCGGTGATGTTGGTGATCGTGCGCAGCGCGCTGTCCAGTCTGAACGCATAGCCGGCCGACTTGCGCATGTCCTCAGTCTCGCCTGCCTTGGCAGTGACGACTTTTGGATCCGCAGGGCCGCCAGGGATGAACGCCAGCGTCGGAGATCCGTCAGGCGCGGTGGCCCACTGGTAACCGGCCGGGGCTTTGTTTGCGTTGCTGCTGGCGTTGTTGGCGCCCATGCGGGCCGTCTGAGCGTTGAACCAGCCAAGCTGACTCATCTCCTGCTGACGCTGCAGCCGGTCCTGCCGATCGCGCTCGTCACGCGTCTGCGCCTCAATCTGGCGCTCTAGGCCCAACGCTTGACGCTCAACCGCCGCGCGCCGAGCTTCACGAGCCGCGATCGGGTCTTTGATGAATTGGCCATCAGGTGTGAGAACGCCGGCGCCCATCTTCATCGGTTCCGCAGCAGCAGCCGCTCGCCTCAAGAATTGCGCCTGCACCGGCTGGAAGCTGTCGCCGGCGTACTGCGCGGCCAGCGCGTTGAGCATGGCCTGCTCGCCCGCCTGACCTTGCTGACGCGCAAAAGCTTGCAGCCCCGACATGTCGACATCCTTTGTGTCCATGTCGTCCATTTCTTGGTACAGCTTCCCCAAGCGCTGGCGCGTCGTAAGGGGCAGCGCCTGACCAGGCTGCACGCTGTTGGACAGCGTCCCGCCAGGCGACACTAGCGAGCTCATGGCCATCGGCAGCATCGAGCGCTTGCGCAGCTCGACGTCATCTGCAAAGGTCAGCGGATCCATTTCACATACCCCCGCCGTAGTCGCCCGTGTCCATCTCGCCGGTGATGTTGGTCAGGCCCAAGCGCTTTCGGCGCTGCATCTCCTGCATGCGACGCAGCGTCGAGCCCTGGCGCTCGTTCATGCCGGCCATGGCTGAGTCCACGCCCTTCTGCTGCTGCCCGGCCATGTAGGCCGTGCCCATCTGCGCGATCGCGTTGGCGATGCCGGGCGCGACGTAGTGCTTGCCCACCATCTGGCCCTGCATGGGCTCCATGGCGCGGCCACGCAGTGCGTCGACCATCGCCTGCTTGCGGCGCAACTCGTCCTGCTCGGGGCGCATGGCGCCCATCTCCAGCAGGTAGTCGAACATCAGGTTGTCGTTCATTACAGGCCTCCGTAGTTCACCATCAGGTAGCCGTTGGCGTGGCGCTTGACCAGGTCAGGGCGCACGCGCTCCACCTCTTGCGCGATCACACCGCGTTGCGGCATTCCCATCATCGTGTAGTCGTAAATGCCAACACCGATCGAATGAGTGCCAACCCGCTTGAGGTTGGACTTTAGGCGACGGTCGGAGAACATGAACGCGGCCGAGCCGAGCTGCGCACCAGCGCCCAGCAAGTTGCCGAATGCGGCGTTCTGCGCGTTGACAGCGCCCAGCGCGGCGTCGTAGCCCATCTGCGTGGCGCCCAGGATGTTGGGCGTCTCGGAGCGCTGCGCAGCCGCGAACGACGGCATGTTGGGCATGCTCACCTGCTGGCCCGACAGCAGCGCGTTCATCTCGTTCAGCGACATGCCACGACGCTGCATCTGCTCGGCGATTGCCTGCTGGCGCAGACGATTCTGCGCGTCGGCGAACTGCTGGTTCAGCCCGTACTGCTGACCAATAGCCTGGTTCTGCGCCTGCATGCGCGCCAGATCCAGAGCCTGGGCCTGACCCAGCGCTTGGTTCTGGAACTGCGCGGAGCCCAGCCCCTGGCTGTAGTCCTGGCCGATGGCCTGGTTGCGGAACTGACCGGCCTGCAGGCCTTGGTTGAACGCCTGGTTGGCGGCCTGGTTATAGAAGTTGCCGCCGGTGACGTCCTCGTTGAACGCCTGCTGGCGCGCACCCATCTGCATGCCGAACAGCCGCTGGGCCTCGTTGCCGGCTTGGTCTAGCGCGTTGAATCGCTCGTTGGCCTGGCGCTGCTGCAACTCGGTCAGCGCGCGGTTGTAGGCCTCAGACCCCTGCGTGAAGCCTTGATTGGCCAGGCGCGTCTCGAGCTGTTGCTGCTGGTAGTTGTGCACCGGCTGCATGCGCTGCATGAGCTGATCAGCCACCCGGTCGCGGTAACCTGAATCCACCTGCGGCAGCATCGGATTGTCACCCGTGTCCAGGCCGCGCTGCAGCGACTCGGTCTGCACGTTGCCCTGCGGACGGCCAAAGCCGAACGCGGTCGTGATGCCCGGCGTGTAGTCGGTCGTGCGCGTCTGCAGCGGCTGCGCCATGTTGGCCTGGGCCATCTGCGGCAGCGACTGGTAGTCGAACGGGCGCGAGTATTCGCCGGCCACGCGGTCCATGAAGCTGCCGGCTAACTGCGAGCGCTCGTTCTGCAGGCCGATTTGCGCGTTCAGCGCATCCTGCAGGCCAGGCGCAAGCGTGTTGTTCTGCGTCCAGGACGTGACCGTTTGACCCGTTGCCGGGTCAGTCGTCGCCGACGTGTTCCAAGACTGCGAACCGAACGGCGTGTTGATCGTCGGCCGGTTGGCAAAGTTCTGGATGTTGGTCAGCTCCTTAGAAGCTGCCGCCTGCGTGTTCGCCGCGCCGATGTAATCAGGCGGCGGCGGTGCTGATCCTTTTCCGCCCATGAGCGTTCTCCTTGATCCAACGGCACTCGTCGTGCCGCATTTCAAACATCACACAATCGACTGTCTCGGCGATCCTGCGGAAGCCCAGCTTCTCGTTCATGTGCAGGGCCTCGTCCAAATTCTTCGGGGTCAGGCCGTACACAGCTTCCATGCCGCATTTTATGAAGGGATACTCAAACGCAGCGCGCCAGAGCTTGCGAGACAGCGCGTGCTGCCCGTCAAACGCAACGTGCATCCAGCATGAGGACATCGTCCAAGCGTTGTACGCGACCGCGCACGCGATCGTCCCGTCGTCTCGCATGCACCCGATCGTGCGCACGTCGGTGCTCCACGGTAGACGCGTGCGCTTGTTGATCCACTCCCAAACGAGCGGATACTGACCGGGTTGATCGGTGACGAGGTTCACACCAGTCCCGCGTTGTAAAGGGCCAAGGCCCGATCGAAGTCGGCGTCGCTGACGCCCAGCTTGGTGGTCGCGCCCTGCCGCGTCTGGTCGACATTGAAGCCCTGGCCGATCGACTCGGAGATCGCTGTGGCTAGTCTTTTATCCAGCGCACTGTTGAACTGCGCCTCAGTCGCGCCCAGCTTCTCCATCGAGCCCTGCTTGGTCAGCGGGATGTTGAACCCCTGCTGATACGACTCATAGATCGCCTGGCCAAGCCGGTCGTCTAACGCTTCGTTGAACTGTTCCGGTGTGACCTTGTATTGAGACTGCAGGCCAGCCTGGATCTGCGGCAGCCTGTAGCCCTGTTGGTACGACTCAAAAATGGACTGTCCGACTTGGTCGTTGGTAAACGGCTTGAGCGGCGGCGCCGTCATGGACGGCATCTGCGACAGCGTCGGATTAAACAGGTTGTTGCCGAACTGCATGCGCCGGCCCATCCCCTGTCCGTTGGGCGCGTTCTCAAACATCGTCACGCCGGGGTTGTCGCCGCCCGCGGGTGAAGAATTGCGCAGCGTTTGAATCAGGTTTGACTGGTACTGCGCGGGAAACCGCACGCCGCGGCCCATGAACTCGTTGACGCCAGCCTGGTTGATGTCAGGAAACGCGCTCATCAGGTCGCCCTGCGTGACGTTGTAGTTGGCCAGCAGACTGTTGAACGGCGCGAAGTCGCCGCTTTGCTGAGACGCCAAGAAAGTGTTGCCAAGCTGGCTGCGAACGCTGTCGTCCATCACATCACTCCACCAGTTTCAAATAGGACATGCGAGCTGGTGAACACCGTCTGCGGCACGCCGCGCACCTTCATGCGCAGCGAACCGTAGTAGCCCAGGCCGTTGGTGCCGGCCCAGCCTTGGTACGTGTTCTGCCCCGCCCACGTCGCCACGTTCCACACCGCCGCATCCCACACGCCGCTGTCGTCAGACAGGTAGAACGGCGAACCGCCCACCGGCGACAGCTGGAACTGCGTGTTGATCACGAGCTTGACAGAGGGCGCCGACAGCGCAATGAAGATCGGCCGCACCATGCTGAACTTTTTGTTCTGCGCCGGCGTGCCAAAGTGCGAGAACGCGGTCTGCACGTCACCCTCGACGTAGTTGCCGCCCGCGCCCACGGTATCCACACCGTCGCGGTCGCCGAACAGGCCCTTACACGTCACGCCGTCGTCGGTGCCGAAATAGAGCTGGCCGCCGATCACTGTCGCGCAGCGCATCGGCATGCCAACAAATTCGCACCAGGCGCCCGTGGTGACGTTCATGGCGAACTGCCGGAACGTGCCGCCGTCGTTTGGCAGCTTGATCACCAGCACCTCGGACGACGGCACCACGAACACGTTGAAGTAGCGGTTGTTGCGCAGCTTGCGCACCAGGGGTGCGAACACCGACTGGATCTTTGACGCCGGGCCGCCGGCCTGCACATCCTGCGAATACTGCCCCGTGATAAGGCGCGACATTGGCACCAGGCCAAGCTCGCTGACGATCATCACGTCGCCGCCGAACGGGGTGAAGTAGCTGCCGTACTTGGGCACCGGGCCAACGTACCAAACGCCCTTCAGGTTGAACGTAGCCGCGCTGGTCGGGTCAGTCCCCTCCCACACGGCCACGTCGCCTTCGGTGCCTACAGCGATCAGGAAGTCATCCACCGAGAATCCGGCGTCGATCGTCCAGTTAAACAGAGCAGACACCGAGCCACCATTGCGCAGGATCGAGCCCATGGGGAACGACGTCACGGTGCCCGTGATCGCGTCCACGGTGTCCATGTAGCCGACGTTGGGGCTGCCCTCAAACGTGAACCAGACGCGACGCTTCCACACGGCGACCGTGCGCACCGCCGTCGTCATGCCGGTAACGGTGCCGGTGCGGTTGACCCAGCCGGAGGAGGTGCTGTAGGTCCAGTACCCGGCGCCAGGCGAGACAGCCAACAGAAACGTGTCCGCGGCCGTCGAGAACTGCGTCGTCCACCAGTCGTCGTTGGTGCTGCCGGTGCCCGTCACGGCGACAACAGGCGCGCCGCCTGCGGTCACGTCGTAGATGTTGCCGTTGGCGGCCATGAACACCTTGTTGTTGGCCGAGTTGGGCGCGGTGTACGCAAACACCGAGTCGACGGCCTGCGGCACGCTGGCCACGGTCACCGCGGTTGCGTGCACCTGGTAACCCTTGCGCAGCTCCACGCCCTGCTGGCGCGGAATCATGTTGCTCAGCACCAGCGCGTCGCTCGGCTGCATCGCCGATATGGGGTCGCGGTAGTTCAGCCCGCCAGTCGGCGCCGGGATGACAACTGGCTGCGCAGTTTGTGCGGCGGCCGCCCTTCGCGGAGTCTTGAAGGGCTTGACGGGGACCAACGGCATGGTTTACGCCCCCATGCCCGTGTCGGGCGTATTGATCAGCGGCTGGATGTACGGGAAGCGGAAGTCGCGCGCCATGGTCAACACCGGCGCGCCCTTCTCGGAATTCTTGCGGTTGTCGAACGCGATGTTGAAGTCGCGCATCGCGGCACTGCTGTCCAGGCCCTTCATCTCGAGCCACTTCACGCGTGTGTACAACGTGATGACAGTTGCATCAAGCAGCGACACGTCGCCGTTCTGCGTCATCCGGTTTTTGTACAGGTCGGGGTCGTTCTGATCGCGCACCCAGCCGGCAGAAACGTAGAACACGTTCATCGTCTGCGGCGAGTTGGGCGGCGCCAGCACGTAGATCTTGTTGTCGCGGACCTGCCAGTAAAACGACAGCGTCGGCAGCGTCGTGCGAATGAGCAGCTGCTGCCACATCTGCGCCGACACCGGGCCCAGCGACGGGAACTGCGTTGTCGCGTTCCAGTTGGTTTGGTCTATCCAGCGGTACAGGTCCTGCGGCAGGGCGAAGCCCTTTTCCTTCTGGCCGTTGGTGTCCGACTGGATGGGGATCTGATAGTTCTTGATCAGCTCCTGCCACTCAAACATCGACAGCAGCTCGTTGCCGGCCATGTTGGCCGCCTGAACCAACTGCTGGACCGCGGGATCCTCAGAGCCCGCAGGGTCGGTCGGGACGGGGTAGGCCACCATCCCGGCCACGTTTTGCACGATGGCCGAGAGGGTCGATTCGTTGACGATCTGGAAGGCCATCCCCGTCCTCCGGTTTACTCAGCGTCGGCCGTGGCTGCGACCTGGCGCTTGGGCTTGATCTGCGCCTTGAGCGCCTCGAGCTGAGCCTGCATGTCCTCAATCATCTGGTCACGCTTCTGCAGCTCTTCGTTCATCTTCTCGATCGGGGCATTGTTGGCCGCGACCTGCATGAACGCCCGGGCGCGGCTCTTGTCCTGCTGGAAGGACATGAACTTCTGGCCGACGTTGTCAGGCGCCTCGGCGAGCTGCTCGACCGTGAAGATCTTGAAGAAGCGGTACTCCTCAGCCTTGGCCGGCGTCATGCCAGGCAGCACCGTGATCGGCGTGCCCGTGATGGCCTGTTCCTGGCCAGCCTTCCACTTGCTGTAGCGGTCGGCAAAGCGCTGCTCGTCAAGCACGTTGACGGGGCGCTCGATCACGCTGGACTTGTCGCCAGGCGTGTAGATGCGCAGGTAGTCTACTTCCTCGTAGATGGCGCGGCCAGCCTCTCGGCTCTTGGCCTCCATGTGCACGGGCTTGCGGAAAAACTCGACCACTAGGCGCGAGTCGTGCGCGTAGCGGTTCTCGTCGGGCTGAGGGATTGGAATCTCAGGAAATACGGTAGGTGTCGTGGGTTGCATGGTTTTTTCTTTCTAGTGGTGGTTGATGATCAAACGCCCGGGCCGTCGCCGGTGTCGATCTTGAGATCGGTCGTCGTTGCAGACGCGCCGATGCGCCAGCCGCTGATAGACGCCTCGTCGGCGCCAGTCAGGCCGATGCCTTCACAGACAGCGCCGGTGTCTTGCGACGCCGCGGTGTCAACGATTGCGGGAGCTGCAGCAGAAACCGCTGCGCCAAATGTTGCTGCCATGGTGATCTCCTATTGGCAAAAAACCCAAGGGGTGTGGGTCACCCCAACCCCTTGGGAAGGGTGACCCACGACAGGCCCACCAATTAGTTCTGCATGCGGCCCTGGAACTGGGCGCCGGAAGCAGTCAAATTGCCAGCCCAAGCCAGGATTTGCACTTCGGCGTCCTGGTTGATGGCATAGCGACGGTTGGGCGACAGCGGCACCATGTTGCGATCCTTGTGGGGACGCCACTTGATGAACTTGGTGTTCAAGAAGAAACCAGTGTTCGCCGGGCAGAAACCGCCGATACCGCCGTCCAACACCACGTCTGCGTCCATGAACTTGATGGACGGGAAGCCGAGGTTGCCGGTTTCGGGGCTGGTGAAACGCTGCTGAGCCTGCAGGCTAGCCATGTACAGCGACCAGTAGTTCGTGTCCATGACGATCAGGTCAACACGATCAGCGCCGCGGGTCGTCTGAGCCCACAGGTTGTTCATGCCAGCCTGAATGTTGGCCGCAGTAGCGTTGCCGCCGGTGGAGGTGCTGAAGTCGTACAGCTTGGAGCGCCAAAACGACCAGGTCGCACGGTTGATGCCACCATAGGTGCCGGTGGTGGGGTCAGAAGGCACAGCGGCGTTCAAGCCGGTGACTTCCTTGCCGCCAGAGCCGGTGCCGTCCGAGTAGATCGACTGCGACAGCTGGTTCATCATCGTGCTTTCGGCCACGTTCAGGCGGCCTTCCAGCAGGTCAATGAACTGTTCCTTGCCGCTGTTCTGCAGCATCTCCAGGCCGCTCATAACGACCGGGACAGCGTACTGCTTGATCTGGAACTCGGCAGCGCTGATGACGTCCTGAGCGGCAACCGGCAGCAGGTCGTAACCAGAGTAGAAACCGCCGTTCGCGTTCTCAGCGAAAGACAGTTCTTCAAAGATCACGTTACCGCCAGAAATCGTCTTGACGTTTCCGCGCTGGTTCAGACGCGACAGGATCGCGTTGTTCTTGGTGACGTTGTCCGCGATCTGACGCGAACGGTTTTGAATCGTCGTTGCGACGATGTCTGAGACATTTGGGAATGCCATGATTTAACTCCTCATCTGAGTTGGGTTGTTACGGGCTTTCGCCCACCAGTTCAGATGCGCCGACGCGAACCGATCTCAGTCCGTCTATGTCGTGGGTGGGACGCGGCGCGTCTCCCAGGAGCTGCGGTGGCTGGGGTGCTTGGGCACACCAAGAGAAGGTTGCCCCTCCCTGTGGTGTGAATTATCCATTACCGTGCGGACTGCACAATGGCCGCCTCAATCGCAGACCGGACGTCGGTGGACGGTTGCTGCAGGGCACCCACCGGCGCCGAGCCGGAAACGCTCACCGCCGCAGCGCGCGCCCTTTGCGCGGCGCTCGTCTGTTGCTGGGCGCCCTTGGCCTGCAAGCGGCCCTGCAGCACCGTGCGCACGCGGTCGTTGAGCAGGCAGGCCTTGTGATAGGCCTCGGGCAGGGTCAGGTTCTGGCCGCGCCTCGAGGCCGACTCCATCAGGTCGGCCATTTCCTCGCGGACGTCGTTGCCGAACTCAGCGCGATCCAGGAACGTCTCGACCTCCGACTGGGCCGCCTGGGCGATGCGCTCCTGCTGCGCGACCTGCGCCTGCTGAAACTGCGTCAGCATCTGCTGCACCGGCGCCAGGCGCTGGTTGAGCACCTGCTCCATCGCGGCCTGCTGGGGGTCGACGACGGGCGCCTGGCCAGCCAGGGCGCTGTCTAGGGCCTGGATGAACCCGTTACCGAAACGGCCGATGCCGAACTGATTGACGATGCCGGCCACCATCGTGGCCAGCTCGGGCGCGGTGCCCGTGCGCAGCTTGGCTGCGGTGGCCATCAGGTTGTCGATGGCCTGGATGGGGTTGGAGCCCTCAGCGCGGATGAACGCCTCGTAGGGCGCCACCGTGCGCATCACCGCGTCGTAGTTCTTGCGGGCCTCGGCCGACTCCTGCAGCGTGCGCTGCACCTCAACCTCGCGGCGCTGGATCTCAGCGCGCACAGGCTCCGGCAGCTGACCCCAGTGCTCCCTTACATCAGGACGCCAAGAGGCCGGGGCACGCTCCCCAGCGCTCTGCCGCGGTCCTGACTTTGGGCCGGGCTGAATGCCCTCCTCTTTTGCCTTGAACCGGCCGTTTTCATCTCGCTGCTGTTGAGCAAGGTCTTGCGCATCTGCGGGGCTTTCGCCCTCTGCGAGCGCGTCTAGGTTCTGCGCAGGTTCTGCAGATTCGGCAGCAGATTCGGCAACAGGTTCTGCAGCCGGTGCAGCCTCAGCTGGTGCTGCAGGTTCCGGTGCCGGCGCAGCAGCTTGCGCAGGCGCCTCGGTTTCTTCGATCGCTGCTTCGATCTCGTCGCGGAGTGTCGTGGGTCCGTTCATTGGTTATCGCCTGTTTTGAAGTTGCTGAATCGCGCGCTCTACGTCGCGTCGAGAGAACGTGCCACCGTTCTGTCGGTAGTGGTCACGCTGTTCCCGAGCCTTGGCCCAGGTGTTCTTGAAATCGTCGGCCGTGGCCAGGCCGTTGGCCTTCATGTACTCGCGGTGCTTAGTCCGCGAGCTGATGTCGGTGCCGTCAGTGGCGCGCAGCCCGTCATAGCTGCGATCGCCCCACAGCGCGCCAGAGTCGGTGCGCAGCTCGGCCTGGTGGTCGGGCGTGACCTCGATCAATTCGCCCGTGATGCGGTCTTGAATCCAACGACGTCTAGTCATGTTGTGGTATTCTCAACGATATGCAGAAAAGGAGATGGCCATGGATGACGTCATCATCGTCATAGGCACGCGCGTCGTGCGAGCGCCAAGAAAGACTTGGTCTGCCCTGCTCGAGGCCGCGTCGCTGATGATCGACACCGGGGACATGTACCCGCACCTAGAGCGCAAGCTCGGCACCGAGCTGCTTGATGCGGCAAAACAGCTCAAGATTGACCTGGACGATCAAAACTCGTCCTCCTCTTGATTGCGCAGCGCGGCTGCCAGAGCGGCGGTGCCGAGGCCGGCAGCTCCCAGGCTATACAGCGGATGCGTGCCACGCACCAGGCTGTCGCGCACCACGTCCTGGGGCTTTTTGCCTGTCACGCGGGCGGTGCGCTCGATCGCTTCGTTGACGTGCTGAATCATCGGCTTGCCAGGCACTCCCTTCAGGCCCTTCCAGGCCACGTCCTGGAAGTTGGCCGGCTGCACGCCCTCGGCCTTGGCCAAGTCGTGCACCACCTTCTCAAACACGCCGTAGGAATCACCAGGCGGCACTAGCAGGCCTGGCCTAAAACCGCCACTCATCTGCTCGTCGATCGTGGCGCGATCGCGGTGCCCCATGAAGTTGGCCGAGAAGTCAAAGCGCTTTGGCGTCTTTGCAGCCTGCAGGCCAGCGCCCTGGTTGATGACCTTGTCGTACATGGCCATGTTTCCAGACGCGAAGCGGCCGCCGATCGGATATGGGAACTCATACGCGGCGCTCGGCTGCGGCACGCCCTTTTGGCGCAGGAAGTTGCCGTAGGCTGACATCAGCAAGTTGGCGGTCGGGTCAGCGCCGCCAGTGGTCGCGGACATCGCATCGGCGAACCGCTCCTTGAACATCTCGCGGCCCTTCTTGTCGCCGAACTCCTTGATGAACTCGGCCTCGAGCTGGCCCATCGCGTACCAGTCCTTTGCGTTGGGGTCCTTGCTGCCCTCGCGGAAGGCTGTTGTCAGGCGCTCGCGCGCCTCCGGCGTGTCGAACTCTGCGGTGTACTTGTCGATCGTGGCCTGCTTCTTGGGCAGCGCGTCAGTTACGGTGCGGCCCTGCAGCGGGTACTTGCTGGCGTCAGCGTAGAAACGGTCCTCGACCTTGAAATAGGGTGTGTAGTTGCCCTTGTCGATGTCCTTCTGCGCGGCCTTGCGCGCCTTTTCGACGGCCAGAGCCTCGTCAGAGTTTTGCTTCTGCAGGAACTCCTTGCCGGTCTTAGGGTCCTTGGCCAACACCGGGGGCGCGGTGTCGGGATAGTCGGCCGCGATCTTGGCGCGGTCGTACCCGACATCGTCGGCCTTCTTGCGCAAAGCCTTGACCGTCTCCTCGGTCGCCTTGCCACCCTTGCGCGCCTTGTTGGCCGCACCGGCCACACCGCCGACCACCGGCACCATGCCGGCCGCCGACAGAACCATGCCCAGCTTGTCGCCCTCGCGGCGCGCGCGCTCAAAGTCGCGGCCGCTGGTGGCCGTGCCGACGACAGGCAGGAAGCCGGCGCCGATGTCGATGGCCAGGTCGCCCAGGTCGCCGTCCTCGGGGTTGTCCAGCGAGACGAACTTGCGTGCGCGGTCGCGCAGGGCGTTGATCAGGTCCTGTGGTTGCATTGCGTCCTCACTTGAGCATGCGCAGCTTGTAGAGCGTGGTCTGGTACAGGCGCAGGATTTCGTCGATCGTGTTCTGCAGCGACGTGTCCTCGCGGTCGCAGACCTTGTAGCGGTTCATTTCGATCCACTCGCACGACAGCTCTAGCGAGTCGTCGATCTCCTGCGTGTCCACAGACACCGCCACGACCCTGGGCTCCATGCGCCTGGCGTAATAACCCTGGTACTGCTCCACAAAACCATCGGTCAGGTCGGCAAGCGAGTCGTAGAACTCGCCCAGCGCGACGTGCGCCGAGTAGCTGCCGGTGCGCCAGTGAGCCACGTGCGCGGCCGACCGATCGGCCAGCAGCTTGGTGACCAACTCGTTTGCTTTTTCCATGCGTCACCTCACTGCATTGCGCCGCCCACGGGCGGCATCTGCGGGCCCGCCGGCGGCAGGTTGGGCTGCGGCTGCAGCATCCCCATCTGCAGCGCCTTCATGCGCGCGTCCATCTCGGTGTCGGTCGCCTCGGCCATGCGCTTGCGGGCGCCGGCCTGCTTCTCGGCCACCTCGGCCTCCTGCAGCGGGTTGGGCTGATTCGGTTGCGGCAGCCCCTGCTGCTTGAGCGCGCCGATTGCCTGGTCCAGAACGCCCTCGATCTGCTGCGACACGCGGAACTTGGACACGCTCCACTGCAGCAGCGACAGCAGCACAGGCGCGGCCTGCGGCACCGACTGCGCCATCGGCGCCACCTGGGAGATGAATGCGCCCAGGCCCTGCATGAACTGCACCGCAGCGTCGCGCTCGGCGGCCCAGTCGAGTGCGGCCATCGAGTCGGCCTCGACGTTCACCCGGTACTGCGCCATGTGCTCGTCCTTGAGCAGCTCGATGGCGGCCATGGCCATCGGCGCATCGGGCGTGCGCTCGATGTTCGACCGCTTAATGATCGTCTCAGGCTGCCAGTGCTTGCAGATGATCTCGGCCTTGATGCGCAGCGACTGCGAGATCCAGTCGGCTATGTAGAACTGCATCAGCTGGATGCGGGTCGATCCGAACTGCGCCTTGATCTGCTGCGCCGTGGCCGTCTCGCTAGCGCGGCTCGAGCCCCGCATCACGTCGGAGATGCCCAGGACCTCGTAGATCTGCATCACCTTGTCCTGCCGGTACTGGCGCAGGCGCTCGATGCAGTTCACCACCATGTCAATGGGAGCCCAGTCGACTTGGCCCTTGATGCCGCCCTTCTCCGCAAACAAGGCCCAGTTGTCGACCGGGATCATCTGGTTTTCAGCGCCCTGCTGGAACATGCGCTGCACGCCGTCGGCCGTCTTGTCGTACACGCCCACGACCTTGGCCGCACGCGTCAGCCAGGTAATGCGGGTATTGATCTCGTCGAGCTCGTTGAACTGGTCCTGCGCGAAGATGTAGTCGGCGCGCGGCATGAAGTTGGAGCTGGTGACGTTCGCGGCTAGGGGCTTGGGGCACGGGAAGAAACCGTCGAGCTGCAGCGGGTCGTCCTTCACGTCCAGGATGACGTCGGCACCCTTGGCGTACCAGTAGACCTTCTTGTTCTCCTTGCACCAGATCTCAAACACCTCAGCCTTCGACCACGGGTCGTGCTTGGGTGACTGGTCGTTGACGTCGGCCTTACGCACCTGCACGCCCAGGGGCACGATCTTGGCGATCTCCTCACCAAACCGCTCGACCAGCTGGTCCTTGGTCATCCATACGCGGCGGGCGACCCACCGCACCTCGGGCCAGGTCCGCGCCGGCGAGTAGAAGAAGTCCTCCCAGTAGATGTAGTCAACCGGGGCGTCCTCGTCGACAATGCGTTCGGCTTCCGTCTCGGGCTGCAGCTCCACTCCGAACTCGTCGAACACGGCCGGGATTACATAGGGCTCGGTCTTGACCTCGTAGCGCAGCCAGATCTGGCCCATGCCCACGATCAGCCAGTCCTCGATGCCCTGCCGCACCGCCGCGTCCCACACCGAGACGTTTTCGTCGAAGCCGCGGTTCAGGATCCGCTGCAGCATCAACCCGGCCACGCGGGCCTGGTCGTCCTCAAAGTCCTGAAACGTGCGCGACACGTCGGCCTTGGGCGGCCGCGCGTACAGCATCGACAGCAGGACCTTCATCGTCGACCAGAACAGGTTGACCTTGCTCTCGTCCTTGGCATACGCGTCGCGGCGGTCCAGGTACCGCTGTGTGATGCGGTTGGCGTCCGTGTGGAACTTCATCAGCTCCTGCTGCGACGCCTGAATCTCAGTCGACCAACGCTGCGCCAGCCCCGCCGGGGTGCTTTGGAAATCGCTTGCGCTGGTGATCTTGGCGTTGGTTTCCATCACCCGATCCTTGTGCTCTGTTGGGGACCACAGTCCCAGATGTCGTCAAGGGCGAACGAATAGTTCATGCTCTTGGCCACAGGTGTCGAGATTTTAGGACCGGGGTGCGATTTCGCCATCACCGGGCGCGCAGCAAGCGCGAGATACCGAAACGAGTCCGACGCGTGAGAGTGTTGGTCGTGCTTGGGCCGGTTGCGGTAGGTCTGGGTCTTCTCGTCCCACTCCCGCATGTAGGCCCGCAGGTGGTCGACGCCGTCGTAAGTGACCTCCTCGTCGAACCAGCACTTGGGCAGCACCAGGCGCGCGGCCTCGATCCCGTCCTGCAGCGACATCTCAGGCACCAATCGCGGCCGGATGCCGTTGGCCAGGAACTGCTCAATGATCGATTTGCCCGTCTGCAAAGACTTGGCCCGGGCATCGTGAGGCAAAAAGACCCCCTCCGCGTTGACCCGGTACGGGCGTGACTTTACCCAGTCGATGTAGTGCTGGATCGGCTGGTTGTCGGCCTCATAGAAGTCGACGATCCGATACCCGTCACGCGTCTCCTGCCAGCCCCACCAGCTGCAGCTGTCGGTGTAGCCCAGGTCGGCCACCAGGTTGACCGGAAACGCCGGGTCGACAGGGAACTTCCCAACGCGGCCCTGCTCATACGCGTCGCCGATCTGCTTGGCGTAGTAGGCGCCCGGCACCGCCGCGTCGAATGAGCACTCGTACTCGACCTCAAACGCCTCGGGCGTCATCTGCGCCTTGGCGTCGCGCAGCTCGTCGGGGTGGATGATGTTGGTCTTGGACGCGGGCAGCTCTAGCAGCATGTGCGTGGCCGGGTTCAGCCGCGCCTCCTCGCGTAGGTTCCAGAACAGGTTCTTGCCGCGGGGCGTGCCGGCGAAGATGGCCCACCCGCGGCGGTCTGACAGCGCCGGCCGGATCACCGTGTACCAGGCCGAGGGCCGCATGTCGCCCACCTCGTCCAGCACCGCCCCGTCAAAGTACATGCCGCGCAGCGCGTCGTAGTTGTCAGCGCCGGCGACGTAGATCGTCGACTCGCCCTTGTGGCCGTTGCTGAGGGTGATCTTCAGCTCCGACTCATTTGGCGGCTTAGACCAGAACGGCCGCGTCAGATCCTTGAGGTATCCCCACGCCACCCGCTTGGCCTGGTCGCGCTGCGGCGCCAGGTAGGCAAACTGCGGCTTAGGCAGCGCCGTCTCGAGCGCTCCGAGCACCAGGTCAGCGCACATGGCCACCGTCTTGCCACAGCGCCGGTGCGCGACGACGACCGTCCAGCGCCGGTCGCGGTTGTGCAGCGGCAGGAACACCTGGCGCGGTTGGTATTCCTGCAAATTCATGCGGCAGGGTTGATGTTCATGTGGTTGTCAAACGCTGGATCTCGCGGTCGATGTACCAGCGCGCCTTGCGCAGGTCCTCGATCGGGCTGTCGGATTTCAGCCCCGCGCGCCAGACGTACTTGATCGCGTTGCCCAGGTTGAAGTTGTAGTGCTCCGTGACCTGGATGCACTCGACGCCGCTTGGGTGCTGCGTGTAGTGGGCCGGGCGGTTGACGGGGTCGTGTTGAGGTTGGCTCATCGGGTTGGTGGGGGGTAGGGAAAAATGGGCGGGGGCCCCAGCCTCGGCACCCCCTCCCCCACCGGCTCGACGGGGGGGGTGGGGGTCAGGAATCGCCCGCGGCCGGCAGTGCCCCGCGCAGGGGCCCAGCAGGGCGCAGGAGGCCCGATCGCGCAGCAGGTCAGGCCAGGGCCCCACCTCAGCCCTCCGAGCGCCCTGGCGGGCCGCTATTCGCGTCGCCCCCTACTGCCGCCGGCGTGGCCGGCACCCCCTCGGCGCCTGTTGCCGGATCAATGATCCGGTATGTGCCGTCGTTTTCCCGTTGCAGATCAAGAACTTGCGCGGGCTGCTGCTCGATTTGTGCCGCAGGCGTGCCCACTTGCCGCTGCGACAACCAGCCCAGCTCAAGCCGGATGCCGCCGTCCACGTTCGTGTTGACCTGCAGGGGCAGCGCCTTGTTGACCATGGCCGCGAAGATCTGCCGGTCGCCCAGCGAGCCCTGCGCGCGCTCCACCAGCCAGGCCGCCAGGCCCTTGGTGCCCTTGCTGTCGGTCACCTGGCTGGCTGCCATCTCGACGGCCTCGCGGATGGTGCGCGTGACCTTGTTGGGCACGCCCTTGACGCGGCCCGCCGGCAGCTCCCGCCCGTCCGGCGTCCGCATCACCGGCCTCTTGACCGGCTCCACTTTCGAGCGCGCCTCCTCAGCCTGATGTTGCGTTTCCATCATGGCCAGATTCTCGCATCAGTCAGCCCAAGAGCAGCTTGCCGGCAGGATCCTGCGGAGCTCCTCGACGGCCCGCAGGGCCTTCCGCATCTTGACCCCGTCGATGCCATCTAGCGCGACTGCATCAATCGCGGCCGTCATCAGCCACAAAGCCTTCGCGGTTGTCGGCAGCTCGTTAAACGCCGCATCACCAGCGCATGCGGTGCACGTGAACTTGGCGGCCATCCGCGGCGTCATGGGGTGCTTGAGCACCGCCACCTCACCGCTGTCCGGATTCCAAGCCAGCACTGCTTCACTCATCTTCATCTCAATCTCCAACAAGTTAGTCGCCACTGACCGGGACAGGACATTTACCGGGACATTCGGGACACCCTATAGGGTGTGTCCCGTTCTGTCCCGCCAAATTGATGTCCCGACGTCCCGCTATGTCACGCCATGTCCCGGTCATGTCCCGCCTGATGTCCCGCTCGTGTCTCGTCCTCCAAGCACGATGTCACGATGCCGGACGCATTCAGGACCACCATTCCCTTGTCCCGCAGGCTGGCGTAGGCCCGCAGGTAGGCCTTCCTGGCCGTGTCCTGGTTGTACTGCTTGCCACCAGCCACGGCCTCAGCGCCCAGCCGGTTGTAGAAGGCAAACCGCAGGTCACGGTCAAGGATCTGCCCGCCGGCTTGGGTCAGCAGGTGCATGACCAACTGCTCATGCCCGGCCAGCTTGGCCATGCCGTTGGCCATGATCTGGGCACCCATGTCGTGGTGCTCGCTGACCAGTGACGACAGCTCCTCGCCGTCCTCGTCGTGGCCCAGCACGACGCGGTTGAGCCGGAACGTCAGGTTGGCCAGGCGGTCGCCGTCCTTCTGCTTGATCACGTCCAGGCGCGCCATCTGGGCCGTGCCCTCGGGCTTGTAGACGCCGACCAAGAAGTCGACGTTGGCGGTGATGGCGCTCGAGCCCCGCGGGCGCTCGCTGGCTGCGTGCCCTGAGTGGTGGATCACGACGACGGTGCAGTCGAACCTTGCCCGGATCTTGGCGTTGATCAGGCGCAGGTAGGCACTGATGTCGGTGGCGCTGTTCTCGTCGCCCTCAAAGGTCTGGCTGAGGGTGTCGATGTAGACCAGGCGCGCCGGCGTGGGCAGCTGCTCGAGCGCTGATGCCAAGGCGTCAACGTGCTGGTCAATGCTCAACACCATCGGCGTGATGCAGACGTGGAAATCAGGCGTCAGCGGCTTGCCGTGGTGCTGATGCCAGGCCTGCACGCGGCGGTAGATACCGGCGCCACCCTCAGCGGCCAGGTAGACCACCCGGCCCTGCTTGGTGCGCTTGCCCATCCACTGCATGCCGTGGGCCACGTGCAGCCCGTGGTCCAGCGCCACGAAGGACTTGTAGGTGCCCGAGGCGCCGAAGAACATGCCCAGGCTGTTGTCCGGGATCATGTGCTTGACCTGCCACTTGACCTGGCCCGCCTTGGCCTGCAGCTGGTCCAGCGTCATCAGCAGGGCGCTGGTGTCGTCTTGGCCATCCTCGCGCTTGGGCAGGCCCAAGCTGACGCTGATGTTGACCCGGCGCTCCTCCGGCGCGAACTTCTCGGCACTGCGCACCGCCCGCTCGATCTCGTCGTACCGCGACTGCCAGCGCCGGATCTCCTCCTCGGGCCCCGTGGGCTTGACCTGGTGCATTAGGTCGCGCAGGAATTCGACCGCGGCGCCTGGGAACATGCCGTTGGACACGAGCGAAGCGGCCAGGCGCGTGATCGACTCGTGATAGACCCGCTCGCCCACTGGCGCAGTCAGCCCCGCGATCATCTCGCCGGCGTGCACGCCCTGCCCTGGCGTTGATGCAGATTTCGTTGTCTGAGCATCAGACGCCGCGCGCAGGTTGTCCAAGTCGATCCCGATCGCGTGGCATGCATCCTCGAGGGACCAGCGCACGCTCGGGCGCCAGGTGTCCAGCTGCACCGCCCACTCGCCGGCAGCCCGCGGCTTGGTGTTCTGCCCGACTGGCAGCCGGACATAACGCACCGCGTTATTACCGCTGCGGTCGGCCTTGATAAACCCCCGCGTGGCCAATGCCTGCATAAGTAGGTCTACCAACTGCCTATTCCGGGCATCGGGATCATCTAGGTCTATCAGGATGCCGACCTGGAACTTGCCCGGACTGGTCTGGATCGCGTAGCTGTACCCCTGCAGATCCTGCAGCTGCACGTCGTCCAGCACCAGCACCGCAAGCCGAACGAATGAATCCTTGCGTCTGACGATCTCGCCATATTCAGTGGCCTTGAGAACGGCAGTGCAGAAATACGTGTTGTCTTGCCCGCTGCGATCAATGAGAGCCGCCTGCTGCGGCGTCCCTTTGTAGAGTCGCCCGGCCCATACGGCCGGCGGTGCGTTGCTGGGGTCTGCGCGAAATGTGCACACCCAGCCGTGCGTGCCCTGCGCGAACTCGCCGTAGATCTCGGCCAGGAAGTCGCTGTTGGTCATGGTTGGTGTCCCGACAACCATGGCTACACCTCAACGGCCACCAGCTCCTCGATCTTGATGCGCACTTTCTTGTCGCGCGCAATCTTCATCAGCTCCGGCCAGTGCCGCTGCGGGATCTGGCCCCCAGTGCCCTCGGGCCGCGGCTGGCACCAGCGGCTGAGGGTGCTCTTGTCCAGGTTCAAGCGCTCGGCGACCTCGGTCTTGCCGCCCAAGCGCTGGATGACC